CATAGTTTAAATTCGTCTTAACTACACCTTTATCCGTATCATTTGCAATCGGAATATTAACCTTCTTATTCGCATCAATTGTCAAGTCAGTTCCACCAATTTGAACACCTTCGAGAACATTCATTTCGCCTGTTCCTGTAATTGTAATGTTACCGCTCCCGACAACGCTCTCATTGTTGATTGTTTTGATGTTTGTTCCACTGATGAGAACATCTTGTTTGCTTGACAAGTCAGCTGAAATTGTCTTTTCATCTGCTCCAATTGTAATGTTCGCCCCTGCAACAATTTTCTCTTGCTTTGCTTCATTCAATGCCTTGCCTTGCTTGGCAGATAATGCATCGGTTGCTGAGTCGGAGTTTAAATTGTCAATTACTGTAATACCCTTTCCGCCAATTATCATTTCATGCGAGCCTCCACCTCGAATAATTAAACCATTACTCATATCATTGCACCCCCCATCTTACAAGGAAATCTCCTGAAGCCTCAGTGCAAACTTCACCGCCCGAAGTCAAAATCAATCTATAAATGTAATCTCCAATGTTAAATCTTGCTCGGTCTGTCGCATCCATTGTTACATAGAATTTTCCATCTTGAAGCTGATAAGTGTTTGAAATGATTGGTGAAGCCGACTCAGAAGAAGCAACCTCAAATTTCAAAGTATCGTTCAGTTCAAACGGATTTTCACTTGTAATTTCTAATGTAAATGTATCTTTTACTGACCAAATAATATGTTTGTTAGCTTGAATTGTAATCATTCCGAATAACCTCCTATTACATTAATGTTGTCAATTTCATTAAAACCAAAATCAGTAGTAATAACCGCATTTGTGCCTTGCCTTTGAACTGTGCATTGATAATTTACTCCACCCGAAGTTATTGTTATGCTTTTCGATGAATTAGAGCCTAAATTAACAAAAAATGGGATTAAATTAGCGCTGTTTGATTTTCTCAAAGTAAAATAAATTGTGCAAAAACTTGAAATGTTAGTATTGATTGTGCAAGTTTTTCTTTCGCTTGCCCAAGTTGACCCCGACAGAGTTACAATTCGGGGATTTGCTTTTAAAGTATTGGCAAGAGAATATTCCCTTGTGTCAACAACTTCCCCTCCCGAAATTGTGCAAATTTTGACAATGTTAGTCAATGATGCTGGCAATGATGGTTCAACGCATAGTTCAATGTCCGTTAATGAATTTTTTCTCAAGAAGCAATATTGAGTAGTTGATGTTGAAGCAAGAGTAATTGATGCGGAGTCAGTCATTCTTATCTTCGCTCCGTCCGAGAACACCGCAACCCCTGTTCCAATTGACAAAGTCGAGCCACTAAGTGATGGCATAAATCGATTTAATGTGAATAAAATTCCTTTCGTCACTAAATCTTCTGTAATTCCGTTTAATGAATTGACTGCATACTCAACACCATTTGAAAAATTATTGAATGTCGCTGAGCCTAAGTCAATCGCCACATTGTTCAAATCTCCGTTTGTAATTGTTTGATTATAACTGAACATATTAAATTCCTCCTTTCACTAATTTTTTTAAGGCACTTTCTTCAACTGTGCCAAATGTTATTTCTGTTTCAAATCTCGAATGCTCAATTGCAATGCTAATTTCAGTTATCTGTTTGACATAACTAACACTATCGAATTGAATTGTAACATAATCTCCGATTTGATAATCTGCATTGAATATCATTCTGCTATTAGCTGAACATTCAAGTGTCTGTTGCTCGCCTTGTTTTTGATATTCAAGTTCATAATTATCATTATAAAGTTCCCTTCGATAATATCCGCTCGGACAGTCTGTCGGATAATCGTGCCAAGCATCACCGACTTTGTAGCTAACAACAGTTGCAATGTTTGTAATGTCATCATTCAACTGAATTGACTCGACATTCCTATTTTTTCGGCTGAAGATTAATTCATTTGTCTTGTTTCTACCATTTGTGAAATAGTATTCAATTGTCGCATCTTCATCATCGAAATCAAAACGCAAAACCACATTGTCCGATTTAACAAAGCTGAACACAAGCTCTGAAAGGCTTTCACCAATTCCGTATTCAGGCTTAGCACTTTCAGCTCCTGTGACGGAGTCAGTTCCGTGTGAGAAGCTTGCAATTTGTCTTTCTGCGGTTGCCCCCTCGCCTAAATTTGACCTAATCAAATCTCTCGCTTCATACCACATTTTTGTAGAAGTTGAACCATCTCTTGTTGTCCTTATCTTTCTCATTGACATCAAACATTTCAAATCATAGCCAACAATTGCAATATCGTCTAACGACTTAGAAATACTTGTAATCATTCCATTTAATTTTGCTCCATTGATTTCAAACACGATTAAATCGTAGGTTTGTAATTGATGATTGGTTGAACAGTGCAACTCGAATGAATTGAAATCATAAAGTTTGATGTTGTATTGAAGAGAAGAAGCATCAACAATTGTGTCATAAAGTTCATAAACTTGACTTGCGTTTAATCTAAATACTTTGATTACCATATTCTTCACACTCCAATATACAAATTTATTGCTTCAACCTTGATGTCATAGCCTTCCGACTTGTTGCAACTAATTTCAACCTCGCCTTGTGGCATTTCAAAGAAATCGCTCGTCAAAGTCAACAGATTAATTCCATTCGCGACAGTTCCCGAAAGTTCCTTTGTAATTGTCCTGTTCTTGCAATCAATCGTGATTGTTTGGTATTGTTCCATTGGCGTTTGCAATTCTAATGTTCTGCCGTTACAAGTAAAAATTACATTCGTTTCTGTTGTTCCTGTCGGCACTGCCGAAATCCTCTTAATTTTGATTAATGGATAAGTCTGAACATCGCCTGTGTTCATTGCTCGTCCGTCAACTACCATCGAAGTGAACACGCAAGGCAAAGTGAAATCATCTACAATCTCGTCGTGCAATGATTGAACATTAATTTCTCTTGGATTTGACTCCCAATAGAAATTCGGTAAAGTAAATGTCAAACTGAAAGGAACACAACAAGCAATTCGTTTTTCAAAAATCGGCAATTCTTCACAAAAGGCATCTGCATGAAATTCGTCCAATCGGTTGAAATAATTCAATCTAAATGTCTTCTTCAGCTCGCAAGCCTTAATCAATTTTCTTTTCAGCCTCACCATCTCAAACTCATTGTCCGAAATGATTGTGCCTTCGATTGTAACAGTTCTTTCGGTGTATTGTGTCTGAGAGAATGTCGCTCCGTCGGTGTCAATGTAAGTTACCGATTGCCTCGTCGCTTGTCCTGTGTCAGTTCCGCTTACCGACTTGAGTAGAAATGGCGGTGCATTGCCAATAACAATATCGTTGAATTTAAAAAATCTCGCTTTCATCACATCGCCAATCCTTTCTCTAATCTGCGGAACATCAAGCTCGTTTCTTTCGCCACCTCATAAGGACTTGAAGCATATCCGCTAATATTCTGATTAATAACAATTTGTCTTTGCTCGCTCGGAAGAATGCTATTTGCAGTCTTGTTGACCGAAATTTTCATTCCTTTCAGCACCTCGCTTAATTTCTCCATAAATGCTGAGCCGAATTGCGTAGCTGCCTCTTCGCCAATCCCGAAAAATTCTTGTGGTGTTTGTGAGAATGCAGAAATGAACTCATCTCTTGTCTGCTTAACCTCTTCGGAATAAATTGCTTTCGAAGCTTCGTTTGTAACTTTCTGCAATTCCTCCCAATCATTAATGAATTTTTGTTGTTCACTTGCTGAAGCTGAGAAGAATGCACTCATAAAACTTGTAACATCTTGAATGTTTCCGCTCGAAATTTCCTTGAACAATTCGGCAGGGAGTAGAGCCTTTAATGATTGAACTTTTGCATTCCAATTCTTCGTGTCAGTTATTGTTTGCGACAAGTCAGCTAACTTTGTGCTTTTCACAGTCACACCGCCTTTGGAATAACGATAACCTCCGCCATCAGTTTTTTGATAGGTATATTCGTTTATCAATGAAATGCCATCTCTCAATTTGCTTGTCCAATTCTTCTGAGCCTCGCCCAATTCGTCAAACTTGTTTGCAACATTGTCAACATAACTTGAAAAATCCTTTGACATTGCATCATAGATTTTCTTTTGCTCGTCCGCTAAATTTTGCTCAATGCTGACAACTGAGCCATTCAATTCGTTAAGTGCCTTTTCAACTTCAGTTTGTCCATCTTGAATTCCTAATGCCATTCCTTTCGGCAACATTCGACCGATTTGTTCTCTAAAAACCTTCGACGGAGATTTGATACCGAAGAATGCTTTAACTCCATTGAGAATTGAACCGCACCATTCTTTGATTTTGTTTAAAAGCCATTGCGTACTGTCTGAAATTCCTTGCCATAATCCCTTTACGAAATTCAAGCCAACATCAACTATTTTTTGCACTGCACCTTTCAAGGTTGTAATAAAATTGTTGATTGAATTAACAACAGTATTCCAACAGTTTTGAAACCAACCAATAATTGAATTAACCAAATTTGGAATTGTAACTGTGAAGAAATTCACAACCGCATTCCAAGCAGTTTTAATAGCATCCGCACAAGCAAGAGCGACTTCTTTTATTTTTTCCCACATATTGATGAAAAAATTTCTAAAGCCTTCACAGTTGTTCCATAGATAAATAAAACCTGCGGTTAAGGCTGCGACTGCAGTTATAATTATTCCAATCGGATTTGCACTCATTATCACATTCAACAATGCTTGGGCAGTTGATTGTGCCTCTGTTGCCATTGTCAAGCCTTTAATTGTTGTAATTACACCCGAAATCATCGTGACTACATTCCAAGTTAGAAATGCAGTTCCAATTGTAGTTATCAAACCAACAACCAAATCGCCATTCTCTACTAATGTTTTTATAAATTCAGCAATGTTATCAACAACATTTTGAATGCTTTCTCTGTTATCTTCAATCCATTGTTGAATTGATGACATTATGTCAGTAACGAATGGAGTGAGATTTTGAAGCAAATCGGCTGCCAAACTTTTCAAAGTTGTCATTATCGGCTCGGAAACCGCACCCAACTGAGCCATTGCATCCGTCAACTCGGATTGAGCTCTTTGCGAGTCCATAACATCTTTGTTTAATGTTTTGTATTTTTCAGCGGCTTCAGAGTATAAGCCGTTCAGAGTTTCGGTTATCATTGAAGCTCTTTCTTGCTCGCTATTGCATTTTTCAAGTTTTGCGTTAAAATCGTCTTCAGAAACCCCCGCCCAGTTCAAAGCATCTGCAAGCGGACCTGTCACCTTTCCGACTTTGGCGGTTTCATTCGCAGCTTCGGTCAAGCCTTCAATCGGTAAACTGTCGCCGAAAGTTCCCCAAACGCCTGTGCAGATGTCTGTCCATTTGTTAAGTTCCTCTTGGCTACTCGTCAATTTTGCTAAATGGTTGACCGCTTCAACGCTTCGGTCTTCCTCACCAAGAACCGCAAAGAATGATTTATAAGTTGATGTCGCTTGTTCAGCTGAGAAACCTGCAGTTTGAAATCCTGCTTGAAGTTTTGCCATATCTTCGCGATATTCTCTTGTGCTTTCCGCAAGTGCTAATAAACTTGCTGAAGCACCTGCAACCGCAACCCCGATTGTGGCAAATCCTTTTGTTATATTCTTCGCACCATTGCCGATTTGCTCTAATCCTTCTTGCTTAACCGCATTTCCCATCTTTTTTATTTCGGATGCGGTGAGCGAAATTTCTCTTTGAAGCCTTCTATATTCTTGCTCATTTACTTCAGTACCATTCTTCATTGCTTCATCGGCTTGCTTTTTGGCATCTTTCAATGATTTTAATTTTGTTTTATTCTGCTCGAAAACATCATTCAATAATTTCTGCTTTTGAGCTAATAATTCTGTATTCTTCGGGTCTAACTTCAAAGCTTTTTCAACTTGCTTAAGTTCATTTTGCGAGCCTTTCAATTCCTTATTGACTTGTTTCAATGCTTTGTCTAAGCCTTGAACATTTCCGTCAATCTCAAGAGTAATTCCTTTTATATTTCCTGCCATTAAATTTCCTCCTTCCTAAAAAAATAAAGGCAATCCGCTGAGGACTGCCTTAAAAATTGTCAAAGTCTGCTTGACTTGCTTCTTTGACTTCATCGTCGGCATCTTGCATTTTAATATATTCAGTAAATACATCTAAAACATCACCGACCTCCATTAATTCTATGTCCGAGAATGACAAAGCAATCTGCTTGAGAATTAAAATGTAACTCTCAACAGTTAATGCTTTGCCATTTTCTCGTTTTTTGATTTTGTTGCATTTGGATTAGTTGTAACAATGCAAGCAGTTGCCATTGTTGTTATCGTTTCAGCAACATCAGCAATTGGGAACACCTCAAATCCGCTCAACCATTCATCGAATGAAGGCAATGTCTTGTTGGCAGTGCGTGCGAATAACCAAGCTAACCTATAAAGAATTTCCATTTCACCGTTTTGAACATCTTGCAAATCAGCGAAAAAATTGCTTTTAAATTCTCGTTTGTAAAGAATAGGCACTAATCCGTTTGTTTCAAGTTCGATTGTTTGACCTTGAATTTCAATTGTTTTCTTCATTGTAATTGCTCCTTCATTTTTAAAGTTCGATTAAGCGGTCTGAACTGCAGTGAACCAATTGGCATAAACCGAATTACTTGACTCAATGCAAGAATACTTGATTGCTTCTCCGTTAATTGCCTTGCTTGCGGTAATGTCCATAGTAATTGACTTTGCTTCAACAGTTGCACCCTTTGTTGATGACTCCAAGTTTGGCTTTGTTGCAAAACAATTATAAAGGCAATGTCTTGTCTTCTTCTCGTCACCGCTAAATTCAAACAATAATGCAAAATGAGATGCTTGGTCAGAGGCTGACTCTAAGATTGTTCCTGTTGATGTTGATGCAGTCATCCCGAGAATGTCAGTTTTAAAACTGTCGGGCAATGCAAGAAGCTCTAAAGTTCCTGTATAGCCGTTGTTCTCAGCGATTTGAACATACTTGTCGTTGTCATCTGCTCCAATGTTTGTAATTTCTTGGTCTTTGTTAAGAGCCATAGAAACCGCACCCGGCATTGCGACAGGAGTAGCATAGACAGGATTGCCATTTGTTCCAATTGTAATTTTAGCATAATAGACATTTTTCAATCCGTAGTGAATTTTATTTGCCATTTTTGTTACCTCCTAAATTCTAATTTCAAATAATATCTCGACGCATTTTTCATCACCAAGATATATTTCTGTGGTTGAATATGTGATTTCATTATTCTTTAAGAATGTTTTGATTTGATTTTCGACACTTGTAGAGGCAGTGTCTTTCTTTGCAATGTAAAGCTCGATATTGACAAGCGACCTTTCAACAAAATTAACATTGTCAGCAAATGTGTCATCGCTTGCAAGTTCATAATAAACGATGTAAGGCAATGATTGAGGCTTGCTAAATTGTCTGTAGGCAGTCGGCTTGATGGCATTTAAGCCACTGTAAAGTTCTGTTAATGTCATCTTCCTAATACCTCCTTTAATTTTCTCGGCAATTCATTGTTCAATTCGTCCTCAGCAGTCTTCCAATGTGGAAAAGCTCTTGTTCGTCCGCCTTGACGAAGTGCGTGTCCGTTTTCGAGCAAATGTGTCAATTGATATTCCTTGTTTGCAATTCGGTATCTAATTGAGCCATTGTTCTCAAATTCCTTCTTAGCATAAAACGATTTTGCATATTTGCCTCTGTAGCCTTTCGGTGCAATGTTTTTTAACTTGCTGACTGTTTCTTTTGTTACTTCGGTAATAACTTGTTTTGTTTGTTCGGTTTTTTCCTGTTTGAATGCTTGTAATTCCTCATTGATTACTTCGGCAAAATCTAACGCAGTGCATTTTCTGCTCATAAGCCGACACACTCCGTTAGATAAAGTTCAATTGTTTCTCGCAATATGTAGTGTCTATAGATTTTATATTTTTTGCTTTTATACTCGACAAGAGTTTCTCCGTCATAATCAAATCGGTTCATTGTTAGCTTCAAATCAGCTTTCAAACCGCTTTGCGAAGCATTGAAAAATTCCGAAGCTGACACGGATGCGACTTTACAATATCTTTTTTGTTTGATTTCAGTTAATTCTTCTTGTCCTATCGTGTCATAGGTTTTTGAAATTTCAATCAAATAACAAACATCACTCATCTTCATCATCTCCGTAATCTGTGAATGGACTATAGGAAGCTAATTGACTTTTCTGTTCATCGTAGCTCCGTTTCAAACTTTCAACATTCACTTCATCTCCGAAGTTGACTTTGCAATAAGTTATAATTGCTCGCTTGATTAATGCTTCGTCTTCGTCAACATTCGTAATGCCTGCTAATGTCAAATCGGCTTTCGCTGATAAAATCAAATCATAAATTTCACTGTCAAATTCATTGTTGAATATTCGCAGTGCTTTTTTTGCGTCTTCTAAAATCATAATTCCACCTCAATTTAACAAAAGGAAATAGAGGGAAAAGGAGCAGAAGCCCTCATTCCCCTTTGTCCATTCCCTTATTGGAAATAGCTTTCATATAAGCCTTGAAAGTATCCTCAGTTACAACTGCTTGAGAAGTATGCCC